CTAATTCAGATACAGCCATTTTTAAAGATTCTCCTAAGTTGGAGAAATCTCCACTCATTAGTTTAGATATTTTTTGTGCTTTTTCTTGGTTTGCTGCCATCTTTCCAAGTTCTGCAACTGATACTCCTAATAAATCAGCCGTTGCTTTCTTTTGGAAGTAATCCATTTTATTGAAAGATTCAACTCCACCTAAAGCTCTTAATGTTTCTTCAGTAGCACCTGTTAAATCCCCTTGCATAGCTAATGACCTAGCTCTATCTAAATTGATATTCTTACCGAGCATTGCACCTAACTCTAATTCTTTGTTTATAGAGTTTTCAAAATCTAAGAGATTATCAGCTATACCACTAATGGTACTCATATTAGTACCAAGTTTAGCAGCATATCCTGCTGCTTCTATAATATTTTTACCACCTTCTTTACCAAATAATGCGAATTCCTCAGTTGCTCCGGCAACATCACCCATTAATTGAGAAACTGGTATGTTGTTCATTCTAGCAAATTCTCTACTACCAGCTGCGAGATTACCAGCAGTTTCTAATGAACCACCATTTAACCTAGCTAAAGAACCACTTAATGTTGCTGCTTCGGCACCACTAATACCTAAATTATTAGCCATTAAGTTAGTTTGAAGTTGTGCTCCAAATGTAGCATCTTCCAATCCACCCATTTCGGCAGATAATGATTTTAGAGTTTCTGCAGAATCACCAAATGCAAAACTTAATACAGTTGCACTACCAGCTGCTCCACTTAAACCTTCACCAACTTGCCCTAATTCTTTATTTACTTCGGATAGTTTACCAAAAAACTTTCCACCACCTATTAATAGCAATCCAGTTATACCTTCTGCACTTTTTAGATTAGTAACAAATGTTTCAGCAGTTTCTGTTATGGCTTGCATTGAAGATTTTAATGCTTCTTGTGCTGCTTTTTGTCTTTCAAGAGATGCTTCTTCCGCTTCGGATAGGTTTGATAAACTCTCTGCTATTGCATTTTCTTGCTTTAAACTAGCTATTAAACTTTTACTTCGTTTATCAAGAGAATCCATTATATCATCTCTTTTACCCACTAATAGCAATCGTTGTTGTTCATCCTCTGAACTTAAATTTGCTATATCACGATTTAGACTAAGAATTTCTAAAGATTTTTTTACATTTTTGTCTTGACCACTAGCTATTAAATTTAAATTACTAGTTTGCTTAGCTTTAAAATCAGAATAAATACCGGATATTGATTTTATTGAAGATTCTTCATCAGCAAAATATTGTTGTCTTGTATCATTTACTTTTTTAAGTTCTTTAGCATTAGATACTATTGCCTTTTTTAAATCTTTTAATTGCTTTATTTGTTCTTGAGTAATGGCACTACCAGCAGCTTCAATCTTATTTATTTCAGATTGAAGAGATTTTATCTCTTTTAATAAATCAGCTCTACTTTGTGCCATTTAGTAGTTTATTTTGAATATTTCTTTATAAGGTCATCTAATTCTGCTTTTTCTTTTCTAATTTTTTCCATTTTATCTGTAAAAGATTTTGGTAAGCCTCTATCAGATGCTTTTTTAATTATTCTATTAGCAGTACCCTTTTGCAATCCATCGAAAAAGTCTCCTATGAATCGAGAAACCATATTTAGTTCATTTATTTCTTTTTTTGACATGATTAGTTTCTTTATAGTTTTATACTACTATAAATATTGGATAAAAAAAAAGTAAGGATTATTTTCTAACCCTTACTTTTGATTTACGTTCTGCTTTTTTGTATTCGTCTGCTTCTTTCTTTTTGAGGTCTAATAACTTTTTGAAGTAAAACTTTCTCCATTGTATTGGCATGAAGTAAACATCTCTCCAAGTAAATCCATTACCAAAGTTAACCAACTCCCAAATTTGATTATGTAATTGAATCGAGTAATCACTCGGAAGGGTAAAAAAACCCGGCCCCAAAGGGGATATCGAGAGCCTCCTCTTCTCCCGTCAACTCTGATACAAAGTTGAATTTTAAATCCATATCTGGACTGATTTCTCTTACATATTTTCTGAATGCTTTGGTATCTAATGCTAAGAATGAGTTTGATACCCACTTAGTAATGAATCCCCTATCTTCATTACCATCTACCGATTGAATCATATATTTCAAACGAGTTGTTACATCAAATGTAGTATCTCCCTTTCCTTTATATAATCTAGCTAATGCTTGGTTTTCTTTTGTGATTTCAGTTTCATCACCATGTGTTAGAAGTTTGAATTCTAACTCTGCCCCACTTTTTGGTAATTTAAATTTATAAAGATTTTCACCATTTAATAATGATTCATTAAAATCTTTTGTTTTTACCTTAGATAAATCAATACTTACCTCCTGCTCTTCAAATGTAGATGGGTCAGTTATTTCTACTTTATATTCTGAACCATAACCCATTACTCTAGTTGCTAATAGGATTGCGTTTTTATCACCAATAAAGATATCATTGATATCTACACCTGGTTCTACAACTACTGATTCAAATAACTTATCTAATACTACACCTTTTTTAATTAGGGATTGAGATGCAAGAATATCTTCTTCTCTTGCTGTCATATATTTAATCTCAATATTACCCTTTCTTAGTGGGTGTCCTTCTGGATAAACTAATCCTTTTGATGGTAAATCCACTACCTCAGTTGGGAAATCAAATTTATTTTCGTTCATAATTAACCTTTATTTGTTTGTATATATAAGTATATCAAAACTAAAAAGTTATAAAACGAAAAAAGGTTCTCACTAAGAGAACCTTCTTCAAATAAATAGATAGTAGTGGATAATATCTAAAATTCTAATATTGCGTAATCGTATGATAAAGTTAATTCGATATCAGCAGGGTCATTAGATTCAAATGATAAATCATTAAAGTTAGCTGCCTGAATAAATGCACCTTTTAACTTCCATTGTTCGATTTTATCACCAACAGGTCCTAACATATAGAAATCAATATCTTTTTTGTAGAAATCTGCGTATCCTTTTCTACCAGTTAAAGATTCGTATCCTAATCTCACCCATTCCATCACTTGTTGTGCTCCACTTGGAACAATTGGGTCATATAATGTAATTGAGATATCTTGCCATTCACCTTTACCTTGTAGTTTTCTATAAGTGTTGATGTGGTCTAACTTCACAGTTTCGAAATTGATAGATGGTCTAGCTGCGGCTTTTATCAAGTAAGATTGAATTCCATCAATCTCCATGATATACCTGTTCTTCATCTTCGGTTCGAAGTTGGTGAACATCATTTCGTTAAATTCTAATACTTCTGCCATTTTTTTATTTTCCTCTTTATACTAATAAATATTAGTTGTTCAAATTTTTATATTATGCTGAGAACGATGCTCCAGTTGGTAAGATGTTGAAATCAATTACAATGAATTCAGCGGTCTTAGCAGGTTGTAGGAAAATCTGTCCAGCTAATATGTTTCTATCAACAACATCAGGTGTGTTGTTAGTCTCATCCATAACTACTTTAAATGCGTACAATCCTTGTCTTTGTTGGATACCTTCTAAGTAAGGTTGTACAGTGTTGATGAATCTACCTCTAGTCGATGCCGTATTTTGTTCGAATACTAAGAATCGAGATGTAGATGCTACAAATTTCTTAACGTTGATTAACAATCTTCTTACATTGATTCTATCCAATGCTGATGCTTTATCTTGCAACGTTTTTTGTCCGAATGCTACAATACCTTGTCCAGGGAAAGTTGCGATTGGATTTACTTTGTTTTCATATAAAGTATCTCTTTCAGAGTGTGTTAATCTATTCAATACTGAAACTGCTCCAATAATACCTCCTCTATTTAAACCAGCAGGTGCGAACCATTCAGCTGCAATAGCGTCATTCGCTGCGTACACAGCAGGTAATAATACTGAAGGTGGTACTGAGATTAGTTTGTTTGTATTTGAATCTACTGTCTTAACCCAAGGATAATAAGAACCTACATAGTTCGAATCAATTGAGTTAGCTTGAGTAGTTACTTGTGCTATTGTATCGTTTACTGAAGTTAAATCAGCGATGTAGAAACAATCTTGTCTAGCTTCTACCATATCCAATACATCAGTTACAACTGCTGGGTGTAATCTTCTTACAATACCCGGAGTTGCTACCATATTAATATCATATTCATCAGCGTTTGAAATTGCGTTCACAGCTTTAGCGTATCCAACTGAACCACTAGCAGTAGAATCAGTTAAATCAAATCCTTGTGAATTTCCAGCTGAGATTGAAGAACCTAAAGCGATTTCTCTATTCGGGCTCATTCCATCAAATCCTCCTTGGAATCCTAATGAGAATTGTCTCTTAATCATATCAGCGGTTGCTGAACCAGTCATTTCTAATGATAATCCAACTCCACTTATATTTCCATCAAATCCAAACACTACATTAGAACCAACTCCTACACTTTCAGGTAGTGGGTTCATATAGTTAGCGTTATCATCTTTTACACCATCTGATTCAAAATCAAATCCAGCATAAAATTGTGGGTTACCACTTGTGTTAGCAATAGAACCGGTTTGGAATACAGCTGATGGAACTTGAGTTTCATCAGTTGCTTTAATTGGGTTAGAGTATGCTCCATGTCCAAATGGTGCTGCTGATACAGGGTATGAACCTTGTTCACCAACTTGTACTCTAATGTATTTTGAATTGTTTAACCAATCACCCCATTCAGTAATCTTACCATTTGAATCAATGGTACTATATCTATCACCAATTACTCTCGCAATATAGTTTGGAGATGCTGGGTCTAAGTTTACATTACTAAATGTTTCTAATACTACTTTTCTCTTATCAGTATCAGAGTAAGAACGAACAGTTACAGTAAATACTGAATAATCAGTTCCACCATCTTCACCTGCTGCTTTTACATTTGATATAGATATTTTAAATCTTTTGTTTTCACCATTACCATGTCCTAAAGTATGGAACTTAAATAGGTCATATCTTTCACCGGAGATTAATTGTGATTTTACAAATGGTGTTGCTGCTGAACTAGCATCGTAAGTAAAGTTCTGAGTTGGTAATACAACTGATTGTACTACATTTTTATCTTCGATTCCATCATATGCATTCTTAAAGTAAGAATAAGCGTATGCATCTTTCGAACCTCTTGGGTTAGAACCGAATACATCAGTTACATCGTTATTATCAGTTGAGTCTAAAGAAGAAGAAATTTCTCCAATTCCACTACCACTAACAACAAATGAACCTGTTGCACTTCCATCAGATATACTAAATCCACTAAATCCAACTTCTTCATCACCATTGTGTGTTGAATGAAGTGTTGAAATTAATTTAATTCCAGCTGAACCACTTACTGCAATACCAATAGGGTTTGCTTGGTTATAACCACCTACACCTGCTACTCTAACAATTGTTACAGTACCAGCTTCTCTTAGATAGTTTTGTACTGCATATTCTGTATAGTAAGTACCGTCAGGTGTACCAAATTTATCTTCAAACTCACTTTGAGTTCGAACTACTGTGGGAACAAACGCTGGTCCTTGTTTGAAAGGTCCAATGAACGCTGCTCCGATTTCTCCAACCCCTTGTGCTAAGAACGAAAGGTCATTTTCTCTCGTAAATACTCCAGGTGATACAATTCTTTCTGCCATATTATCTCCGTTTATTAAATAAACAATTTAGTTATTACTAATATAAATATAACTAAAACGTTGAAACCATTAATTAATCGCCAGAACCACTAACTGGTGTTGGTGTTACTGAACCTGTTGACCAAGGTAAGTCCTCTGAACCGATTTCTTCACTAGCATCATCAACCTCATCAATTTTATTTTGAATTTGTTCTGAGATGTGGTCCCAATATCCCCCATTAGGGTTTGTTACTGATGCTGATACCCATCCAGCTACTAACTCTTCAGTTAAATCTCCGAAAGCTACAAATTCATCAGATGAACCTGATTCGAAATCTAGTGGAGTTGCTCCAACGAATCTACCTTCAGTTCCGGTAGCTCCCTCAGTACCAATACATGTCCATCTAACGTGTAAAATTACATTTTCAAGATCACCTATCGTTTTTTTAGTCATTTGGGTTACACCCCAAGAATAAGTTACTGCCATTTTATTTTCCTTTTTATATATATAAGTATATAGGTTGTTCCCCAAACGGAAAACAATCACCTATAAATATAACCATTTTTAGTTAAACACAAATATTAAGATATACTTCCAGAAGTTTCTACAAAACTTGATGATACGTGATTCCAAGCTTCTATTACGAATGCAGATTCACTAGCTATCAAATGTGCTTCATTGAAACCATCGTAGTGAACATCTTCATGCCTTCTACTAATTTCAACACCATCTTCCATAAAAGAAACTCTCTTTACAACATCTATTGAAGGATTTTGTACGTTTATTTCTAATTTGTTTAAAACTACTAATTTTTCTAATGCCATTTTATTATTTCTTTAATAATTCTTTCATCATCTCTTTTAATTCAGAGAGTTCTGACTTTAAATATTCAATTTCTTCTTTTTGTGATTTAACTATATCATTTTGTTCGTTGATTGCGTTAACTAATAATGGAGTTAACCTATCGTAATCAACAGTCATATAATCATATCCCAATCTCTCAGCTTTTGGAGCAGGATGTACAATTTCAGGAAGAACTGATTTAACATCTTGTGCAGATACACCGACTTGTAGTTCAGTTCCATTCCATCCAATCATATTAGCTTCCTTATTGTTTCTATAATAGAAACCATTAAGTTTACCAACTTTTTCAAGAGCGTTTTCAATATCACCCTCTTTATCCTTTAATCTCATATCTGAGTAGTAAGCTATTACGTTACCCTCAGCGTATAAGTTATCGTTAATTCTAAGACCCCAACTTTCAGTTCTTGCTTTCCAACTACCATTATAGTGAATGTAGAAGTGAGAGTTGTGAATAGCTTCACATAACCACTCATTGTTTACATCATTATATAAACCAGTTGAACTACTATTGTTGTGCATTAATAGTGAACGACCATTCATTGACCATCCTTCCCATCCATTAATACTACCATAAGTAGCTACAGTACCATACTGTCCACCTTCATCTGCAACTGAACGTAATCCATATCCTCTATCTTGGAAGTAAAGACCTGTTGAACTTCTAGCTCTAAACCAGTTGTTTACATATATACTACTCATATTGGATGTAGATGCAGGGTCTGTGTAGTATCCAGTATTATTTGAATCATAATATCTACCAGCATACATTGAACCACCATTACCACTATTCTCATCAAGAACAGGAATAGTTCTCCAACTTCTCCATCCACTCCAAGAACTTCTAAATCTCAAGTTAGTAATTGGTCCACCAACCATCTGCCATCCGTAACCACCAGTGTTCGAACTACGATAGTGGAATGCCTGCATTCCTACCCAGTGAGATGTACCTGATGGTTGATTAGGTGGATTACTCCAAGAATCGATGAAACCAGAACCCCAAGTTGAAACAACGTTCATATCTTGTCTACCCCAACCATAAGCACCAGTCCAATAGTTAGTATCACCAGTTTGACGAGGTCTAGCTCTATAATATTCACCACTATTTCTCGTATGACCTGGTAATCCCATCCAAGCCATTGTTCTATTATTCACACCTTCAAATCTAGAACTATTTCCAGACGCTGGGTTCATATAGTAACCAGTGTTATTTGAATCATAGAAGATTGGTGCTCTTAATGAATCTCCAGCTTGTAGGTTGTAGTTAACATATACGTTATTTCCACCTAATGGGTCAGTAGAGTTGTTAACAGACATCACCTGCGTTGCCATATTGTAATCGTTGTAGAAACGCATACCATTGTAAGATGCGTTTGCCCCAAACTTAATACCAGTATGGAATGCGATTCTTAAATCAGGATATCTATAAGACCAACCACCACTTTCTCTAAAGATTGCATATGCTTCACTTCTATCAGATGACCAGAATATACCAAATCTATCATTAGATGATACTGAACCATCATTGATGAAGTAATTACCAGTTACTCTATTAAATCTAGAATCACCAGAACCACTACCAAAATAATATGCGGTATTACTTCTATCATAGAAAATGTTAGCTCTTACATCATTCATATAAGATGTAGAAGCAAAGTTACCATAATAAGAAGTACTATTTCTATCATAGTAAATATCTGCTTGCATTGAACCATTTACATAAACAGTTCCACCAGTATACCAGTTTAGATACATACTTCTTCCACTTCTCGCATCTAAGTGTAAGTTACCATTTGTTGAAGCAACTTGTGCGTAAGAACTAGTCCATCTACCATTACCACCAACTGCAAGATATTCACCCCAACTTTGATTTGGTCCAAATAATGCTCCACCTCTCATACGAAGTGCTGTATTAGATGTTGAATTAGGGTCTATATAATATCCAGTATCATTTGAATCATAGAAGATTGGTGCTCTCATCGAACCTCTAGCTAAACCATATCCACTACGAGTTGCTAATTCCCAAGTTCCGTTGTACATTAACTCTACATAAGAGTTTCTCAACATATAGATAGCCCACTCATTTTCAATATCATTATAGATACCTGCTGCGTTTGAATGGTCATGCATAAACACCCAATTTCCATTAATTGAGTATCCACCCCAACCACCTCTAGTGCTTGAGGTTTGAACAGTACCATAGTTACCAGTTACTGTATCTCTACCTACTCTGAATTCCAATGAACTACCATCAGTATAGAAATAAGTACCATTATCATTTGCGTGTCTAATTGCCCAACTTCCACCAGCATCTAATAAACCAATTTCGTTTGAATTAGTTGCGTATAGATAACCCCTAACAGAGTTACCAGAAGTTGTTAACATAATTTGTGATGTAGAAGAACTACCAGAATATAATCTAAATCTAGATGATGAATCAGAATACCAATGCATTCCAGTTGCTTGGTTATATAAACCTTCACCACTATTATCGTTTCTGAACCAGTTTCTTGCGTAGATTTCAGTTGCTCTTAAACCACTATTAAAGTTTGAGAAAGATGCAGGGTCTACATAATATCCAGTATTGTTATAATCATAATAGATTGGTGAACGTACTTGTGAGAATGCATATACAATACCATTTGTATCTACTCTAAATCTTTCAGCTGATGAACCATTCCATACTCTGAATCTTCTATTAGAATAGTAGTTTACATAAATATCATTTCCGTTATATGCATCAATATGGAAGTTACCACCCATATAAATTCTACCACTTCCATTAACCGAAGTTAGAGTAGCACCATTTTCAACTTGAATGTTATTTGTTCTAACATTTCTCATTCGAGCATCACCTTGTGAACTACCAAAGTAGTATGCGGTGTTTTCTCTTTCGTAGAAAATGTTAGCCCTTAAATCATTCATATATGAAGTAGAAGCAAAGTTACCATAGTAACCAGTATTATTTGAATCATAGAACACATCAGCTGCTAGTGATGTTTCGGTTTTATAAATGATAGAATCTCCAGAAAAATCTGATATATTAGTTACACTTGGTGATTTATTTATATATGCCCAACTTCTAGAAGGTGTACTATCAGTATAAGTTACAGCTCTAGTAGTTCTAACTCTTGCTTTTACCTGAGTGTAGTATCTTACATCTACATAAACAGGTACATATCTAATATCTCCACTAATTGTTACAGGTGAACCAATCGTTACTCTAAAATGATTGTTACCATAGACATTAGCATCAACTAATCTTACTTGATATGCGTTATAATATCCCCAAAATACTTGGTATGTCTTTTTAGAACCTCTACCATAATATTGTTCGTGTAATTCTACTTCAAATGTACCAGTACCATTCCAATCGTTCCAATCCATTGAAATCCTAGCAATTTCAAATCTACGAGCTTGAGTACCACTTGCACTTAATGTTGAGTTGATAGCTATTGTTTTATGAACATCTATTTCATAATCATCACCTAAATCAACAGTACCATTTAAGTTTAATGTACCTTGTACAGTTAAGTTATTAAGATTAGTAAGTGAATTAGGGTCAACATAATATCCACTATCATTGTAATCATACATTATAGGTGTTCTAACTCTTGCGTTAAAACTACCTACTTCGGCTGAAAGTTGTGCGTTTCTAGCTCCAGTATCACCATAGAATGTAAATTCTGCACCAGTTCCATCAGGATTAGAATCAGATACTCTAATTTCAGCATCAAATGATGTATTGATGAATCCGATTCTATTACCTGCTAAGGTAAGAGTATTCATATGAGATTGACCTGCTGGATTTACATAATATCCAGTATTATTGTAATCATAGAATTGAGTACCTCTAACATCAGAACTAAATACTGCTCTACTTGAGATTGCTGCTCTAAATGAACCATTATTGATAATCAATAAACCATGGTCATTTAAGTTGTTAGCTCCACCTAATGAACCTGCGTTTGGATGAGACCAATATAAACCATATGCGTTATTTGTAGCATTACCATCTTGTGCGATAGAATACTGGTCATCCATATTAAAGATAGTTTGTAATCTTGTAGATGTATATGTACCAGTGATACCAATACCATAATTAGTCATTCTTATAGTATCGTATATTTCAATTTCGTTTACTCTTGATGTACCATTCGGATTTAGATATCTTGATGTAGTATCTTTATCATAGAATATAGATGCTCTAACATCACCCTGTCTTAATTCAGTACCACCATTAATGTACATCATCTTGTTGGTATAGAATGAACCTCTATCGGTGTACATATGAAGATGTGAAGTATTCATTGCTCCAAAATCAACATATCCACTATTTGATTGTATTCTTAATGCGTTACTATCACCACCTTCAATGTATGGATATCTTTGGTCAGTTAAGTTATGAACATATGAAGCATTATTAGTATAACTACCATGTAATCTTAATCTACCAAGACTCTGCTCTGATTTGTAAAGTTTTAATCCGCAATAATGAGTTACACCCACATTTGATGAATAATTAAAAAGAAGTACTGGTCTAGCGTATTGAGCATCTGCATGGAATCCTGTACCTTTTATTTTTCCAGTTACTTTATACCAACCATTTGTATTA